CAGCACGCCGGCATCGACGGCTTTTACTTTTCCGACACGCCCACCTGCACGGTGCTCAGCAGCGACTACGCTTACCTGGAAAACGTGCGCACCACCAACAAAGCCGCCCGCCTCGTGCGCACGGCCCTGCTGCCGAGCCTCAACGGCCCGCTGCCGGTGAACACCGATGGCACCCTGGCCGCGCAGGTGGTGGGCGAGCTACAGGGCAAAGCCAAGGCCGGCCTCACCACGGGCCTGCTGCAACCTGGCGAGGCCTCGGCGCTGGACGTGTACATCGACCCTACGCAAAACGTGGTCAGCACCTCGGAGCTCAACGTGCGCGTGGCCATCGTGCCCGTGGGCGTGGGCCGCCGGATTGTCGTGACCCTCGGCCTCACCACCAAGCTTTAATCGCATCATGGCAGTTCAACCTACTACCCCCCTCATCAACGGCCGGGCCTACGACTTTGCCAGCATTCAGCTGCAACTGCTCGGGCAAACCATCATGGGCTTTACAGCCATCAGCTACGGCGTCAAGCAGGATAAAGTCAACAACTACGGCGGGGGGGTGAACCCCACCAGCCGCGGCTACGGCAAGCGCGAGCCCAACGCCAGCATTACGGTGGAAATGAAAGAAGTGGAGCGCATTCAGGCGGCAGCCACGGCCCAACTAGCTGGCGGTAGCATCCTCGACATCAAGCCTTTTCCCATCGTGATAAGCTTCGTTAACGACAGCAACGCACTGGTGACCCACACACTGCATAACTGCGAGTTCACCGAGAACAAGCGCGACATGAAAACCGGCGATACCAACATCGAGTGCGAGTTGCCGCTGGTCATTTCTCACATTGAAGGCCTGTAAATCAACATGGAACCCTTAGTGCCCACCCCTGAACAACTTGCTGCCTGGAAACAGGAGCACGGCGAAGTAGCCGCCATTTCCGTCACCGTTGCCCCCGGCGATGTGGCCACCGCCTACCTCAAGCCCGCTGACCGCAACGTGGTGGCCTACGGGCTCTCCAAGTCGATGAACTCCAAGATTGTGGAGGCTGGCGAATTCGTGCTGAAAAACTGCTTTATCGGCGGTGATGAGCGCCTGAAAATCACGGGGGCTGTGGCCCAGGGCAAGGCCCAGCTCACAGCCGCCATCGCGGCAGCCTCGCTGCTGGACATGTATGAGGTAGAGGTAAAAAACGTCTAGCGGCCGCGTCGGTCGTCTCCGACCGGCCGCAGGACGATGACCTGCCCAAGATGGCCGCTATCATCTCGCATTACCTACATATCCCTTTCCCCGAACAGCTTAGCGACGAGCAGTTCGCCGCCAAGTTTCAGCAAGCCGACTGGCTGCGCCGCAATCCCCAGGTGCGTCCCATTCGCGCTCACATCTAATCCCGCGCCGCCCCACCCGGCGGCGCGGCTCATTTCACCCGATGGCCAACGTCCTTAATTTCCGTCTTACCGTCGAAGATTTGCTCGGCCCGCAGGTGGCCGAAGCCATCCGACGCGTGCAGGAGCTGGGGCGGCGAGTAGAGGCCCCGCACCGGCTCAACGTCGATACCAGCCAGGCCAAGGGTGCCATTTCGGGCATCATGGGCTTGGTGGGTAAGCTGGGCCTTGCGGCGGCGCTCGCCACCGGGGCCAAGGAGGTGGTCACGATGGGGGCTAACCTGGAGCAGACCAAAATTCAGTTTGAGACCTTCACCGGCTCGGCTGAAAAGGGCAACGCCGTGCTGGCGCAGCTGCAAAAGTTTGCCCAAATCACGCCGTTCGACGATAACCAGGTTATCGGCGCCGGCCGTCAATTGTTGGCCTTCGGCGAGGATGCCAAGAGCCTGAATCCCATTCTGACCAAGCTCGGCAACATCAGCTCGGCTACCGGCAAGGACTTCGGCGAGCTGGTGAGCATCTACGGCAAGAACAAACTCTCGGGTGTCATCCAGGGCGAGGACCTCAATCAGCTCAACGACTCGGGCATCCCCGTGATGAAGTCGCTGGCCGCGCAGCTCGGCGTCAACGTGAGCCAGGTGCGCAAGCTCGGGGCCGACGGGAAGATTACGTTCTCGATGCTCGACAAAGCGTTCGACGAGTTGGGCGGCAAGGGTGGCACCTGGGGTAAGCTTATGGACAAGCAAAGCCAGTCGGTGGCTGGCCGCTGGTCGTCGTTGGTAGGCTTCGCGCAGAACTTAGGTGGCAGGCTGGGCGAAATGCTCAACCCCTTAGTGGGCAAAATTGTGGACGGCGGCAACGCCGTGCTCACTTTCATCCAGCAGAATACGGCTAAAATCAAGCAGATGCTTCAGCCGGTGACTGACGCGGTGCAGCCGCTGGTCGATGTATTTCAACGGCTGATGCTGGAGCAGTACGGCAACGCTGAAGCCAGCGACATCCTGGCCACGGTATTCAACCGCATCGGTACGGTTATCAAGCTAGTAGCGCCCTTTATCAAGGTGGCAGCTACGCTGCTGGGCACCGTTTGGGAGCAGGGGCAGCGCGTGGTAGGGGTACTGACCAAATTCTGGGAGACCAGCCCGCGGCTGCAAAAATTCTTCGCCGGGCTCTACACCGGTGCCCTGGCCGCCTTTAAGGGCATCGCCGAGGCCGTAGGCAAATACCTGGGCGGGGTGGGCACCTTCATCGAAGGCGTATTCACGGGTGACTTCCACAAGATGGGCGACGGGCTGAAAAAGACACTCAGCGCCGTACTCGATACCCAGGACGTGGGCAAGAAAGCGGCTGCCGGCTTCGTGGAGGGCTACCAGAAAGGAATTAAGCCCGTCAAAATCTTCGGCACCGATAAGTCCGCTGCCAGCACCGACGCGGCCACTGCCTTTATGAGCGGCAGCAAGCCAGCTGGTAGCAAGCCAGCTGCCCTGACCGCTGATGCCAGCAAGGGCAAGGTGAGCGGCGAGGTGAGCGGCAGTGGGCGCGTGGTCAACATTACGCTTAATGCCAACAATCCCTTCCGCGATTCCAAATTCTACATCAATGACTTAGCAGCCGATGCCAAGTCGACGATGCAACAATTTGAGAACTGGCTGATGGCCGGCCTCAACGACGTGAACACCTACGCCAGCAACTTCCGCTAATGTCTTACGCTCTCCCAACCTCGGCCGCTGAAGGCGTAGCCAACCGGGCTGTGCTGCTGCCCACCGACCGGGCCAGCGCGGCGCTGGGCGGGCGCGTGGCGCTGCCCGTGGATTTGCGCGCCCTGACGGCGGAGGCCTTCGGCTACTCGGCTCTGCGGCGCTTTCAACTGCCGGCCGCCGGCGACCCCACCAGCAACGGAGGCTACTACCCCGTGGCGCAGGGCGAGGCCGCGGCACTGGCTTCCACCAATATGTTCGGACTGCCGGTCTTCTGCCAAATCAACCTGCTGGGCACCCACAACCCTATCACGCTGGCCGCGGCCGAGCACCTGACCCTGCTCGACCCCATTGTGACGGTAGAAGCCCCCATGACGGTCGTCAAAACGCCGATTACGGGGCGGCGCGGCACAGTGAAAGAGTACATCGGGCAGGGCGACTACGGTGTAGTTATCCGCGCCATCCTGGCCACCAGCATCACGGAGGCCGACCGCTTTGCCTACCCCTTGCCGCAGGTACAGAAGCTGCGGGCCTTGTGCGAGCTCGGCGTGGCCCTACCCGTGTCGGGCTGGCTGCTTGATGTCTACGACATCAAAAGCCTAGTAGTAGAAAACGTGCGCTACGAGTCGCTGCCCGGCTTTGTGAACCTGCAAGCCTACGAAATCCAGTGCGTAAGTGACGAACCCATTGAGTTAGCCATCTGATGTTTGCCCTCTGTTGCCTGCTTACGATTGGCTCGCTGCCTGCCCTCGATTTCGTGCACGAGATTGAGATAGAAAGCTCGTGGCAGAAATTCACCGATACGGCTACTATCACGCTGCCGCGCAAGATTAAGGCCGCCAGCGGTAAGCAGCTGCCCGACCTCATCCGCGTGGGTGATGCCGTGACCATTCAATACGGGTACGACGGCAATCTGCGCACCGAGTTCACGGGGTTCGTATCGGAGTTGAAGCCGGGCACGCCGTTTCAGATTAAGTGCGAAGACCAGATGTGGGCCCTGAAGCGGGCCACCTTCAGTCAAAGCTGGCGTAGCGTCTCGCTGCGCACGCTGCTGACCTACATCCGCGACCACACGACGCTTGATTTTGACCTCA